GTGGAGGTGAGGCCAGCAGTGCCGAAGTTGGCGGCGGTGATTTTTCCAAGGATCGCCTGGAAGATCGTCTTGGCGAGCAGGTTGCCCTTGCGGACGCCGTAGCGTTCGAGGAGGAGCGCGGAGCTGTTGGCGACCTCGATGTCATCGGCACCCATGCTCACATATTTGTGGTTGTTGAGCACGATTTCCACGGCATCGGAGTCGATGTCTTGGATGGTGTAGGCACCACCGACAGACTTGTCGGCAGCGGCGTCGAGGGTGGAGGCGAGGCGAGGAACGGAAACCCGGTCCCCTTTTTGGTTCGCGCTGTCCGAGAAATCGGTGGTGAACGCGGCGAGTGGTGCGATGCCGGCGGTAAAGCCGTTGATGACGCCACGCGAGATGATGTCGTCTTGAATTCCAGTGGTGGAGTTAGCCATGATGTGAGGTAGTTAGTAGATTAGTTGATGGAGAGTTATCGGGCAGCGAGCATCGCCGCCTTGTTGTCGTCCCAGAACTTGGCGGCTGCGCGGGGGTCGCTTTGCTTCAGTTCGCTGTATTGGGCGTAAAGGGTCTTGCCGGATTCGCCGGTGTCGCCGGTGAGTTGCACCGGAGCGGGGTGGCCTTGGGCGGCGAGGATCTCGGAGGCTTTGGCGGCGACTTTTTCCTCGGTGACTTCCGCGGCGGCGGTCAGCTCGCTGAGGGCTTCCACGTTTTCAGCGGCGAAGGCTTGGGCGGCGTCGAGCTTGGCCTGCACTTCTGAGAGGTCGGCTTGGAGCTGGGCGTTGACCTCTGCCAGGGGGGCGAGTTCCTCGATGCGGGCCTGGGCGGTGCCGAGGTCGGCGCGGAGGGTTTCGGACTCGGCAAGCGAGGCTTCGAGTTGTGCGACCTGGTCGTTGCCGGGGAAGAGTTTTGAGAGAATGCTCATGTTGCCCTTTTCGGCGGTGTCAAATTCAGCCTTGGCTTTCCCGTCCTTGAGGACGACATGGACGAATCCGTTTTCCTCGGCTTGGTCCGCGGTCATCCAGGTCTCCGCAAACATCAGATTGCGGATGGCCTTCTCGTCGCCGCCGGTGCGGTCGGCATAGATGCCGGCGATCTCGGAGCTGATGCTTTCCAGCAAGTCGGCGTTCTGGCGGAGAGTGCGGGCGTCGCCGCGGACGATGGTGGAGGCTTCGTGGATCATGATGCGCGAGCCGTGGGTCATTTGCCGCTTGTCGCCAGCCATCAAAATCACGCTACCCATCGAGGCGGCGATGCCGTTGACGGTGGTGGTGACTTCGACGCCGCGGGCGGAGATGCCGCGCAGCGCGGAGTAAATCCGCTGGCCCTCGAAAACACTGCCGCCTGGGGAGTTGATTTCCACCTCGACGCTTTCGAGCGCGTCGTCCGCGATGCAGACGGCCTCGCCGATCACCATCTGTGCGGCGACCGCGGACGGGCCGTAGAGCGCGGCGAGTTCGTCGATGAGTTTGTCGGCGGAGTCTTTGTGGACGCCGTCGTTGAGCCGGAGCTTGCCGGCGCGGTTTTCAATTTGGAGGAGTTTCATTCGGATCGGTGGGTGAGGGGGTGGAGGGTTCGTTAGGGGTCATCATGAGGAGTTCCCGCTGGTCGATGGTGACGCCGTATTTCGCGCCGATTTCGATGGCAATGGTCTGGCGCAGGGCGGCTTCCTCCGCTTTCTGGCGGATGACGTCCTTGTATTCTTTCCCCATCGCGGCGGTCACGTCGGAAGCGGATTTGAAACCTAACTTGTAGGCGCTCTCCAACTCCTTCATCACGCGGCCGTCGTCGATGGTGAGCTTTGGCGGGGTGGAGAATTCCCACTTCCACCAGTCATTGGACTGCGGGAGGTCGCCGCGCTTCTGGGCCTTGGCGACGGCGTAGGAAATGATGCGCTTGGCGGCGTAGAACAGCAGGTCCTGGCGGTCCTCGATGGAGCGCTGCGCCATAGCGATCTCGGTGCGCTGGGCAGTGCCGCCGCCGACGCCGTGGCCGTTGTAAAAAGCATACGGCCAATTCAGACCAGCATAGGCGGACTTGAGCAGGCGGTCGTGGAACTCCAAGAACGGGTTGCCGGGCCGGTTGTTGACGAGCGTCTCGATCTTGCCGCCGCTGTTGGATTTGAAATAGCGGACAGTGCCGCCGTCCAATGACTCGACGGTCATGCCCTTGTCGCCGGCGGCGTTGCCGACGAGCTGGCCGAAGTTGTCATCTGGATCCGGGCCGCCGCTCTCGTTGTATTCGATGAGGGAAATCGAACTCATCTGCATCATGGCGAGGCGCTCCCACTCGGTGGACTGGATGATGTCGCGGCAGTCGTTGATGCAGTGGGTGAGGGCTGTTAGCCCGCGGCCTTGATACTGCCACTCTGGGTCGAATAAGTGGATGACGTTCGACGCTGGCAGCCACTCGGAGAGCTTGCCGTCCTTGTCGAGAAACGCGTATTCCTTCGCCTCGCCTGACGGGTAGTAGATGATGCCGTCGCTCAAGGTGCCGCCGCGCTGCGGGCCGTCGCTGAGTCCCTGCGGGTTGCCGATGCGGTGGCTTGGAATCCCTTGGTATTGCGGGAAGCCGGTCTTGGTTTCTGTCAGCAGGATGAAGATTTCGCCATCCACGTCGATGGAGGACGACCAGCCGAAGAGGTTGGTTTTGAAGTCGTGCATCCCGCCGCGGGTGTCGCCGATGGGATAGAAATTTCCGGTGAGCCAGGCGGCAGCCGCGGTGCCGAACTCGGAGTCTTCGCCCGCGAACTGTGGCACGAATGCGCGGCCGACGGAATACATGCTGCGCTGGTTGACCGCGTTCTTGATCGGCCCGAAATTCAGATAGATGCGCCGGGCGTGGCTTTGAAGCGTCACCCGATCACGCGCCGGCACGAGCTGCGAGATGTCCTTTTTCTCGATGGGTTCCCACGGCCGATGACGGTTGTCGTTCGCTGCGCGGGCGGCCTTGTAGGAAATCGTTTTGCCGTATTGATCGAGAATGGCCATTGCCTAATCCCGGCGTGTCAAAACCTGCCCAGCGAGCGGGACTGCATCGGGACATAGCCGAGGTCGATCCACTCCATGGCGCGGCCGAACGCGGTGAGGGTGTCGGGGATGGATAGGCCCATGGTCTTGCCCATGCTCACGCCGTTCTTGGTAGCCTGCGTGACTGTCGCCAGCCCGCCCGGCTCCATGCTCTGGAGGATCAGGGCGCGGTGGTTGGTGCGGAGCTTGTTGGAGATCGTCGGGTCACACAGTCCCGCCCTCGCCCACTCCCGAGCCACCTGCAAAGTTTTCGCGTCCATTCATGGACGGCGGGGTGTCAAACATCGAAGCGTTTGACAGAAATTGGTTTTTTGATTATCTCAGTGACGTGAAGAAAATAAAAACAGAAATAAATCAATCTAAGTCACCGCGCGTTTTTTCTAAAAAATGGTGTGAAATTGTAGGTGATCAGAAAAATGCTAATGTTGATGTCGTTCGTGATCGAAGAGGGCGATGTGTTGCAGTGGCTTACAGTCGCCGAGATTGGTGCATGTCACTGTCTTGATCAAACATCGAAGCCGGGGATGAGTTTGAGCATCAGCGCGGCGACGACCTGCATCGCCTCGACGTCGAAGGCGTGGTTGTTATTGCGGATCCGCACCCACCGGAACTCGGCCTGCTTGGTCTTGGCATTGACCATCTCGCGCTTAACCTCGCTGTCGATCTGTTTGAGCCAGTCCTGACTAACGTCGTCCGGGATGTGCCACGCCGCCGCTTGGCCGGTCCGGTGCGCGTGGACGATGTCCTTGATCCGGTCACTCGCCCAGTGCGCGTAGCGGGCGCGGCCGACGCCGGGCGCCGCCGCGTCCTGGAAGCGGGTGAAGGCGCGGTGGACGACGTCGCCGTTCTGCTTTTTGAAGGCGAAGGATTTCTGACCGGAGCCGTGGAGCGCGGTCCAGTCCATGCGGGCGCAGGCGGAATAGACTTGGTCGGTGTCATACTGGGCGTCAATGAAGACGAGCTTGGGCGCGATGCCGTAGCGCAGCGCGAGATCATGCACGCCGTCGAAGGTCTCGACGCGGCCATACCAGAGTAGCATCGACTCGCCGTTAGCCCGCCAGGCGCGGATGCCAGCCCAGAAGTGGTCGCGCTGTTTGTCCACCACCAGGAACCGCTGCGCCTCGTCCTCGATCTTCTGCTTCTCGGCATACTCGCTGCCGAGGTAGCCGTTGCCGATGAGCGCGGTGCGGTTGTCGGTGAGGTCTTCCTCCCACGGTTCTGCCAGCCGCTTCTGGATGAACTGCCGGAGCGGGTCGAGGTTGCCGACGCGCTGCGCGGCCTTGGCTTCGAGCCATAACAGGACGATCTCCCAGAGCGGCTTGCGCCAGTTGCAAAGGACGTTGTAGTGAAATCCGACGTGACCGGGCAGGCCCTCGGCGGCCGGCACATAGCAGGCAGACTCGGCGAGCGCCCGGCGCGGCTGGGGTGAGTCGGCGCAGGTCCAGTCGCAATCAGAGTTGTCGCACTTGAGGTGCGCGGCCTGCGCCCGTGCTAACGTGTCCAGCGTCTCGGCCTCGGGATAAACGACGTTGCACCATTTCCACGGCTGGAGGGTCTGGCACTTCGGGCAGGGAAAGCTGAACTCGCGGCGGTCGGTGTGCTGCCAGGCTTTGTCCAGCTCGTCGCCCTTGGACCCGGCTTGGGAGAGGATGAAGAACTGCCGGTTCCATCGGTCATGAAGTCGGCCGCGTGCTTCGTTGAGCATGCCGGGGCGGTATTGCCACGCCTCGTCACAAAAGACCCGGCGCATGGATTTGGATTGCAGGCCGGAGAGGTTGGCGCCGGTGAGGAAGAGGGACATGTGCGGGAAGAGGATCTGCATCTTCCGCTTTTTGTGGCGGTCCTCCGGCAGCAGCGCGGCGGTGTCGGGGGTGTTCCTGATAGCGTAGTCCATCCGCGTTTCGGCCCAGTCCTTGAGATCGTCGTCGGTCTGGCCGACTAGCAGGGTGGGGCCGGGGTCCTCGGCGATGATGTATTGCAACGCCGCCTCCATGAAGGTGGTCTTGCCGGTGCCGATGGGCGCGAGGAAAACGATTTCCTTGGAGTCGGCATTCCCGACCACGTCGAGCGGGGTGCGCTGCCACGGCGCGTTTTCCACCATGTATTTCGGAGTCAGTCCGTCCTGGATGACGACGCGACCCGACGCCCACTCGGACGGCGCCAACCGCGCCGGCGGGCGGCAGCTCCGGCGGAAGATCCCGAGGAGTGAATCAAGCTGAGTCATCCGCCTCCCAGATTTTCGAGGATTCATCAGACAGCATCGCCATCACCTCATCGACCTTGCCGCGGATGATCCGCTGCATCGTCGGCGGGTCGGCTCCTTCGAGCTGGGGCGGCAGGTCCGCTTCCATCCGCAGGATCGCCGCCTTCACCGCCGCCGCGATCCGCACCAGGGCGGTGTCCACCGTCGCCTTGGAAACGTATTTCCCCGCCGCCTCCCGCAGCTTGTAGGCGTTGAGCAGTCCGTCGATCTGCGTCTTGACCGTCTGCGCCTGGTGCTTGTCGGTGACAGTCGAGAGTTGCCGGATGATCGCCTCGATGTCGATGCTCGTGGGGTCGTCTTGCTGAGGTGAGCTGACGGGCTTGGCGACGACGGGTAGCCATTCGGGTTTGAGCGTCGGCGGCAGGTTTCGCATGCGGCCGATCTTTTCGCGGACCTGTTCGTCGTCCCATACATTCACTCCGCCGCGCTCCCAGTTCGCCAGCGACTGGACCGAGACGCCAATCAACGCCGCCCGCTCCTGCCGGGTCATGGCTGGCGAGGCGCGTTTCGATTTCGGGATGCGTTTCTTGGCTGGCATTATCAAACGGTCGTTGGAAAATGGCTCATAGGGAAAAAAAGCGATGAGGCGGAAC